ACGGTGAGCCGCAGAAGCGCGGCCCCGGCCGGCCGCCGAAGGCCGCTGCGGAAGCCGCATAGGAGCTTGAACCATGGCCGGCTTGTCGGAAACGGATCTGGTCAACGCCGCGCTGCGCAAGGTTTCTGGCAGCCGCATAACGTCGATGACGGACGGCACGAAAAACGCCAATGCGGCCAGCGACGTTTACGAAATCACACGCGATGAATTGCTCGGCATCCATAACTGGAATTTCGCCAAGAAGCGCGCCAAGCTGGCCCGGCTATCGACGGCGCCAACCTTCGAATATGACTATGCCTATGGCCTGCCGGCGGACTGGATCAAGACGATTTCCGTGCATGACAACGACGGCGGCACCGGCACGGTCGACCACAGCGAAGAGGAAGTAGACGGCCAGGGCGTTATTTGCGCATCGGTTGAAAACGTCTACATCAGCTACGTTTACCAGTTAACTGACCCGAACCGCATGTCTGCGTCGTTTCGCAAGGCACTGATAAGTGCCCTGGCGCGCGAGTTGGCCCTTCCGGTCGCGAACTCAAATACGGTGCATGACAAGTACGAACGGGAAGCGGAGCGCCGCCTCTTGAAGGCGCAGAGCGTCGATGCGCAGGGCTCCACGGCACAACGTCGCCCGCCTGGTTCCTGGGTGACATCGCGCCGCAGCTGGCGGACGCGCACCGACTCCTTCCGGACCTGACATGACCCGGTCGACCCCGCTCATTCCGGCCTTGAACGCGGGCGAATTCAGCCCGCGGATGTGGGCTCGGGCGGACTTCATCAAATATCCGTTCGGGCTGGAAACGGCCTTGAATGTGCTGTTGTGGGCCGAGGGCGCGGCGTCGCGGCGCCCGGGCAGCCGCTACATCTCCGCGGTGAAGGATTCGTCGGTCAAAGGCCGGCTGAAGCGTTTCGAATTCTCCACGACGCAGGCCTATGTGCTGGAACTCGGCGATGGCGCCATGCGGTTCTACCGCTATCAGGGCCAGATCACCGTGGCCGACACCGATGCCGCGATCAGCAATGGCACCTTTACGTCGAACATCACCGGCTGGGATGATCGCTCGACCGGCGGCGCCGGCAACCAAATCAGCCACGACAGCACGAATGGCCGGCTGACACTGGAAACCAGCGGGACCGCGGCGGACGATATCGGCTGGGCGGAACAGGACGTCACCGTCGGTGCCGGCAACAAAGACAACGAGCACGTCATCAAGTTCCGCGTCATCGGGGCCCCGGGCGACAAGATCGAATTCCAGGTCGGGACGTCGTCGACCAACGCCGAAGTCATCGGTCCGGTGGAAAAGGAGGTCGGCTATCACTGCGTCGCCTTCACGCCGGGGGCGACCACGTTCTATGTCCAGTTCCGCAATCTTGGCGCCAATGCCGACAAGGACGTGCAGATCGACGATGTCTCGCTGATCGACAACGCGGCGGTGGAGGTCGACACGCCCTGGGCCGAGGCGGACCTGTTCAACGTCGAAGGCCCGCAGTCGGCGGATATCCTGTACCTTTTCCATACCGACTATCCGACCCACAAGCTGCAGCGTTACGGCCACACCACCTGGTCGCTGGTCGAGGTCGCCTGGCAGGATGGGCCATGGCTGACGGAAAACGCGACGTCGACCACCCTGACCTTTGCCGCGGCCACCGGACTCGGGGTCGGCGTTACCGCCTCATCGACTGCGGGGATCAATGACGGCGACGGGTTCAAATCCACCGATGTCGGCCGCTTGATCCGGCTCACCGACGAGACGACGGTGAATTGGGGCTGGGCCGTGATCACCAGCGTCACCAACACCACAACCATCATCGTCGACGTGAAGCGCACCGTCACCAGCACGGCGGCGGAAACCCGGTGGCGGCTCGGGTCCTGGTCCGGTACCACCGGCTATCCTTCGGCCGCCGCGTTCTTCGAGCAGCGCCTGTTCGTCGCCAACAACGGCAACCAGCCACAGACCTTCTGGGCCAGCCAGACGGCGGATTTCGAGAACCATGCCCCAGACAGCCCGGACGCTTCCGACGTTTGGGACGGCACCGTCGAGGATGACGATGCTCTCGATTACACGATCAGCTCCGACAGCGTGAATGCAATCCGCTGGCTGTCCGCCGGCGGCAATACCCTGGCGATCGGCACCACTGGCGGGCAATGGGTGCCGTCATCGCAGGGCGCGGTGCTCACGCCGTCGGATATCTCGGTGCGGCGGCAGACGACGCGGCCGGCGGCGGCGGTACAACCGGTGCGGATCGACAACTTCGTGCTGTTCGTGCAGCGGGCGCTGCGGAAAATCCGCGAGTTCGGCTACACCTTTGAGACGGACAGTTACCACGCCCCGGATATGACGCGGCTGGCGGCGCATGTCACCTATGGCGGCATCGTCGAGATGGACTTCGCCGAAGAGCCGGACAGCATCGTCTGGGCGGTGCGCAATGATGGCCAACTACTGTCGATGACCTATCGCCGGGAGGAAGATGTCGTCGGCTGGTCCAGGCACGTCCTCGGCGGCTCGTTCGGCTCCGGTGATCCCGTTGTCGAGTCGATCGTCATCATCCCGGGCGCCGATGGTGCCGGCCAGACGCAATCCAGCGATGACCGCGACGAAATCTGGCTAACCGTGAAACGCACCATCAACGGCTCGACCGTGCGCTATGTCGAGATGTTGGAGCGCGTTTTCGAAGACGGCCATGACCAGGAAGACGCCTACTACGCCGACAGCATCATCACCTATGACGGTGCGGCGACGACTTCGATCACCGGGCTCGATCACCTCGAAGGCGAGACGGTCAAAGTCTGGGCCGATGGCTACATCGTGGCCGACAAGACGGTGGCGTCGGGCACGATCACGCTCGCCAATGCCGCATCGGTGGTGCAGGTCGGGCTGGGCTACACTCATACGATCAAGAGCCTGAAACTGCTGCCGGGGACGCAGGCCGGCACCCCGATCGGCAAGGTGAAACAGGTTTTTGCCATCACGTTCTCGCTGCACAATGCCGCCCTGGTCACCTACGGGCCATCGACCGACAACCTGGAAACCCGCGATTTCCGCCAGGTCTCCGACGCCATGGATGCGGCGGTGTCGCTGTTCACCGGCGATGTGACCTACGAGCACGACGGCGGCTGGACGGAGGATCCCCGGCTGATCGTCCAGTCCGACGCGCCGGCGCCGTTCACGCTGCAGGCCTGGGCGCCGCAAACCGACGTCAAGGAGCAGATCTGAGGTGAGGGTACGCGCCGCCGGGGTCGACGATACGGAAGCGGTTTTTCGCCTCGGTTGCCGCATGCATGAGGAAAGTGCTACAGATTTCCCCGGCGTCGAGCGGGCAAAGGTCGAACACAGCCTGGCGCTGTGCACGCAATACCCGGAGGTGTTCTGGGCGGCGGTGGCGGAAACGGGCGGCGAAGTGGTCGGGGTCAGCAATGCAATCATCGGCGATTACGCATTTTCCAGCCAGAAACGCGGTCTGGTCGACATCATCTATGTCCTGCCGGAGCATCGTGGATCCAGCGCGGCGGTGCGACTGCTGCGAGCCTATCGGCAGTGGGCGGAGGCCAATGGCGCAGCCCGGCACTATGCCGGCATCACCACGGGCATTCATCCCGAACGCACGGCGAAGTTCATGACCGGGCTCGGCTATCGCAAGGTCGGCGAGATGTTCATCGCGGAGGCCGGATAATGTGCACAGGTCTCGAGGTCGCCGTCCTGGCGCTGAGCGCTGTCAGTTCCATCACCTCTGCGGTCGGCGCGGTCCAGCAGGGCAAGCAGCAGCGGCAGGCCTACAACTACCAGGCCGAGGTCCAGGAACAGCAGGCGCAGGAAGAGCGCATCGCGACCGCGACCAATGAGGCGAACTTCAAGGAGGAACAGCGCCGGTTGCTGGCCCGCAGACGGGCCGTGCTGGGCGCCTCGGGCGTCGAACTGTCGTCCGGCTCACCGCTGCTGGTCTCCGAGGATTTCGCCGGTGAGACGGCGCTACAGGCGCTGCGGATACGGCGCGGCGGCGAGGTCAGGGCGACGCGGCTGGAACAGCAGGCGAACCTGTCGCGCTATCAGGGCCGGGCGGCGAAGTCCGGCGGCTATGCCCGCGCCGGCTCGACACTGTTGTCCGGGCTCGGCAAAACTGCCTATTATGGATCGACATTTGCGTGATGGATCATGGCTGAATTCATTCTACCACAACGCAGCACTGCACCGGGCGGCCGGGCAAGAGGCGGGGCAACGCCGACGGCGGCCAATGTGCCGAAGGCGCGGCCGGTTTCCGATCCCGGCGTCAGCGTCCCCGATGTCAGTCGCAACAATCCGGCGGCCATCGTCGGTCAGGGCCTGGAAAACGTCAGTGACATGATGTTGCGGGCGGCCAGCCGGATCCGCACCCGCGACGATGCGGTGGAGCGCGCCCGGGCGGTAACGG